TCTTCGACTGACTATGCGGCTGTCGGCGCGCGCCTTTGCTATTAGACGGATTCCCGATATATCGGGAATGTTTTTTTAAATTGAGAATATGGGTTATCACGTTAGCGTGTCGTCCATGCTGGCAGTAATGCGAATAACGGTGCTACAGCAGGCGTTTTCTACGTTAATTCGAATAACGATTCTTCGAATGACAATGCGAATATCGGCACGCGCCTATGCTTATTAATTAATGACAGATACGTGATGACCTTGCCTCTTGGCAAAACACAAAGCAGAGCCTCATTTGGTTTGGTAGTCCCGATATATCGGGATCGAAGAACCAGAGGCGACATAAGCAAAAAGGGAATGATGAAACGGTTTGGCTATCTATATGAAAAAATTTACGATCTGGATAATATCCGGCGGGCGCATCTTAATGCCCGCAAGGGTAAACGCCATTATCGTGAGGTCAAGATGATCGATGCCAATCCGGATAAATATTTCCAGATTATTCAGGATGTTCTCAAAAATAAAACATTCCAAAATTCAAAGTATCGGATAGTGACAAAGAAAACTGATAATGGCAAAGTCCGCAAGATTTACAAATTGCCGTATTTCCCGGATAGGATTATTCACCATTGCATTATGCAGGTTCTGGAACCGATCTGGTATCCGACATTGATACGGGATACATACTCTGCGATCAAGGGCCGGGGGATCCACGATGGCGTGAACCGGATAAAAAACGCACTCAGGGACAAAAATAATACTCGTTATTGTCTTAAAATGGATGTGAGTAAATTTTATCCATCAGTGAACAATACTGTTTTAAAACATATCATTCGCAAAAAGATCAAGGACAATGATATACTGTGGCTACTTGATACGATAATTGACAGCATTCCAGGGCTTCCGATCGGCAATTATTTGAGCCAGTATTTCGGCAATCTATATCTTTCCGAACTCGATCATTTGGCGAAAGAGAAACTGAATATTAAATATTATTACCGGTACTGTGATGATATTGTTATTCTCAGTGGTTCAAAAGAGAAACTGCATGGAGTCCGACAAGAATTTGAGATGTTTCTAAATGAGGTATTGAAACTAAAACTGAAAGATAACTGGCAAATATACCCAATTAGTTCACGCGGTATTGACTTTCTTGGTTATCGCTTTTTCCACGGCTATATATTACTCAGAAAATCCATTGCCTCACGTTTTAAATCTAAAATGCTGTATATCAAGAATAACTGGGAGAAGATGACATTTCACCAGGTAGTCAATAGTGTGATGAGTTATTGGGGCTGGTTAAAATATGCAAATACCCGCAATCTCATTAATAGGTATATGGATGCCGATCTATTCTGGATAGTTAAACAGACAGCACTTATGAATCGGAAGTTCAATCCATTGCAAGGTGCATTTTGAAAAAGTTTTCAGACATAGCAAAAGAACAGATATTAGACGGTGATAAAGTTCGCATTGACGATATAATAAATACAGAAATCACTATTCTGAAATATGCTATTAAAGAGAGTCGTTACAGTAAAAATAAAAGTGGTGATTATTTGACTATCCAAATTGAAAAAGACGGGAAACGATATGTCATATTCACCGGGAGCGATGTTTTAATTGACCAGTTAAAGCAATACGGTGAACAGTTGCCGTTTATTGCCACGATCAGAAAAATCAACAGATATTATTCATTAACATGAGGTGTAACATGAAAAATCTATTTTTATTCATTTTAATCAGTTCGCTATGTTTTGCCGGGCCGATCCGCAAGAGTGAATCTGGCTCGGAACCAGAAAAACTACGGCATTTACAGGGTGGTATTTTGGTTGCATGGGATATTCAAAAAGTACATATCGAAGATGATGCCGGCAGCCGCGATATGTATAAATATCAAGAAATACTGTTGCATCCTGGTAGTATTATTCCAGACGATGTTCCGCTAAAGGATGACGAGTGGGAATTGCTACTTGGATATAATTCAATCCAGACTAAAACATACTGGCAGAATAAAACTATCGGTATATGGTTGAGTTTGCACGGTGTATCACTTTCTGAAACTGGAGAAATGACAAAAGATGAGTTACAAAGTGTTGTTAAAAGCATTATACAATAGAAAGGAGAACTGATGCAACTGATTATTTACGGGCTGATCCTGTTCGTGTTTTTCCGGATGCTGATCCGAATGGGGTGGCTGTATGTGGACGAGACAAATTCCTGGTGGCATCATGCCTATACGGGGATCATTTTTATTTCCCTGGGAAAATACCAGGGCGGCTGGATCGGGCTGGTGCTGATCATCCTGGGACTCTGGATGTACGGGGATGACCTGTACCAGCACTGGCGGCAGCGATTTGACAAGAGTTATCATTCTTTCCTGCATTATGCCGGCAAACCGCTTTACCAATTCCGGCGCTGGCTGGTCCGCAAAACGGGCTGTCAGTGGCTGAACTGGTTTTAGGGGGGCATGATGGATACTTTATCTATCGGAAATGGTCCCGGTGTTATTATCATGTTTATCCTGACATTGACATCCGGAGTGATCGCTTACCTGGCAAAACGGAATGAAGCGTCACGGGATCGAAGCATTGAGAAATTGAAGTTCCGCTGCCATGATATCGAAATTGCCAATAATCTGCAGGAGGTTACTATAGCCAAACTGGCCAGTAAACTATGGTCGGATGACAAACTGACCAACACGGTCCGGGAGGCCGTCCGATCTGAGATGCTGGACTGGCAGAACAGACTTTGGGAAAAGGGAATAATTCAAAAACCAAAAAAGGAGTAGTGATGAAAAAGGGAGTTAGAGATATTTTTATGATCTGCCTGGGTGCGGTGATCGTGGTCGGGTTCTTTATGCTGATGTATTTCCTGGTGTATATCGCGATACCGGAAACCAATAAGCAGATCCTGAACCTGGTGATCGGTGCGCTGATCGCGTCATTTTCGACGATCGTGAATTTCTATTTTGGATCCAGCAAAGGGAGCCAGGATAAATCGGAGATGATGAATCCACCGGAAACCGGAGTGAAACAGTGAAGATCCGGACCGGGATCCTATACCTGGTGATCGCCCTGGTGATCTTCTACCTGGGCGGGATGGTCCGCAAGCCGGAGCCTGAGATCCGGACCGTGATGATTCATACGAACCTGGACAGTGTGATCCAGGCGGCCCGGAGGGGATATATCAAATATGACCGTGAGGCTTTGATAGCGCGATTTGGATCGATCTACAGGGATACCAATGTCACTTACCTGGATTCGCTTAACCTGCGGGATTCTGTGGTGATCAAGACCTATTATAACGAGATCTATGATGTCGGGTTCCTGCAGGCGGATACGGTGCTGCAAGCGACGGGTACGGACTCTACGGGGACCGTGAACTGGAAGGCGACACTGGGCCTGGAGACGGTGGCCTGGTGGGATCCGGTGTATGCGATCGAGATCTTTCCGGATCTGAATGTATCGATCGGGTTCGCTGAGATCCCAAAACCGAAAAACCGATGGTATGACCGGTTTTACCTGGGAGTCGGACTGGACGCAACTCTGAAACCGGGGCTGCAGATCGGATACGGGATGAATGTCGGTGAGATCCGGAGACTGAGAAAATGATCAAAATTAAGTTTATCGAGTACGGAAAATGGAATTGGCTGGGATACCAGGCGGTGATCCAGTTGATTGACCTGGATAAGGACCGGATCCTGGAGACACTGCTGGGATCGACCTGGCCAAATCCCTTTGATCCGACAAACCGTGACCGCCGGATGGAGAAAGCGAATGCGGCGATCTGTCCAGGGATCTATCAGTACCAATTCTCCAAGTATGCTCACAATGGTGAAACGGGTTTTAATATCAATGATAACGGCCGGATCCCGACGATCTGCAGGAATCCCAACCAGGGCGGTGAGGAGTACGCTGATCATGTGGATATCCACAGCGGATACAAGGATGGTCCGGATGGATTCTTTGAGAACCGCCAGGAAACGGGCTGGCGCGGCAGTAATGCCTGCCTGACCATCAAACCGATCTGCTGGCCAGGGATGCAAATATTTTTCATCGAGTGCGCAAGAGGACCGCTGGAAGTGGTCCGGCCATTTGAGATCTGATGATCGATTGCGGATCTCTTTTTTTGGGCCGGTGGTAGTTACTGGGTAGTTGCCATCGGCCTATTGTATCCGCATAATCCGCATAATCCGGTGTGGTGGTTCGTGAAAAAAGGGTAGTTTTATTGACGGTGGGGGGATATTACGAGG